ACCGTGGCGCCCATAAACGCGCCTGCGGAGGCCACGCTGATGCCAGTTCCCGTGGTCACCGCAGCACGAACGCTGATGACAGGGACCGTGCCGTCGCCCTGGCTGATGCCTTTGAGCTTGTTCGTCAGCGTGAGGACGCCAGACGAATTCGTGGCAGTAACCGGAAGCCACGGCTTGGCATTGATCGCGTCTTTGACGCCATCGGCAACGGTCGTGACCGTGTCCGAGGTGCTGTAGGTGTACGAGGAATCCTCGCCGAGGATGGTCACAGTCGCGGTACCGCGCGCGGTCGGCGTCGTCGTGAAGGTGACCGCCGTGGTGCCAGCGACGGGCGATCCACCAGAGGTCTCGGCAACGGGAAGCGCGTAGACCTTCGCGTCCTTGTTGACGCTCATGAACTTGCGGATGCCGCGATGGATCGGAGAGCCCGAACCGCCGCCGGTCTCTGCGTCCGAAGCGGTGCCGACTTTGTAGAGCGTTGCCGCGGTCCAGGTGCCGGTGCTGAGCATCGGCATCACGAACACGACTTCGCGCTCACCAACCGACGCCGAAGCGGGTCCTTGAGCAAAGAGGATCTCGGCCCATCCACCTGGGACTCTCCAATCGGGACCGATGCCAGTTATCGGGATCTGAAGCGTGGCCATCAGGCGCTCGCTTTCTTCAATTCAGGCGCTGAGGACTTGCGAACCCACGCCCCGTCTTTGAATTCAACGCTCGCGAGATCGACGCCGCAGAACTCGGCGGTCGCCTTGTCAGCGGGCCAGATCGAGCCTTTTCGAGCGAGCCGCAGAAGGTGATCGAGGTCCTTCGAATCGAAGTGATCAGATTCGTATTCCGAACCGTCCTTCGTCGCAGGATTAGTCGCGGGTTCGACCACGACATCGACGCCATCTCGCCGCTCTTTCTTGGAAGCGACGAACGTACGCCCGATGTACCGTGCAGCTTGTCCGATGGCCGGGCGGTGCCCTGGCTCGCGCGCGAGTTGGTCTTCTCGCGCCAGGAAGCGGAGCTTCATTGGTGACCTCAGTGAGCCGACGGCGGAGGCGCGTCGGAGTGGTTGTCAGAACTTGCGGGCTAGCCTGTGCATGCCGCTCGCGAGTCCTTGTCCAAGGATCCGGCTAGCGGCATCGGTCGCCCGATACAGGAAGTGCGTCGCCTTCGTTCCTGGGTGATGAACCCGACGAAGAAACGTGAGCTGACCCTTCCAAAGGAATCGCAGCGGCTTCCCGCGGCGACCCTCGATCACATGCGGCTTGGTGCCGCCTTCAACAAAACCCGCATACTTCGCGGTGTTTTGAATGCGTAGCACACGGCCAGACGTGAGCCTGACCGTGCGCCACTGAGTAGAATCTTGTAGGTGCCCCGAGCGAGGTTTGAAGGCCGGGTGCGCGTGAACGTAGTCCACTGCGAACTTCCCGGCTTCAGCCGCCTGGGTCGCGATCATCGCCTGGTTGGCGGCCAGGAAGCGCTTGTGTCCGCGCCTGATCGCATCGATGTCGAACATCAGAAGTTTTGCGCGTCGGTCTGCGCTGAGATGGCATCAGGCAAGATGCCTTCTCCACCACCGATGCCAACCGAGATGTCCGCGGCCTCGACTTCAGCGAGCGAGCCTTCGACGAAGGAGGAGAGCTCCTCGGTCTCGAGCTTCATCAGCATCGACCAGTAGATCGTGGTGTCGGAGCCTTCTCCGAACCCAGCTTGCGTCGGGCCCTTGCTCGAGAGCAGGTCAACCCTAGAGAAACTGCCGGTGTCACCGAAGAACTGGAGCGCGCCGCTCTGGTAACTCGGATGGCCGCGCTTCTTGATGACAAGCTTGACGATCTTGGCGACCGCTTGCCCGATGTCCTTCAGCTTGCGCTGATCGATGACATCAAGCGGCCCCAGGATGTAGTGGAGCTTCCACTGCTGGGTCAGCTTGTCGACTTCGAGCGTGTACGGCTCGTACTTCGTCTCTTCTTCAGGATCTCTGTGAAGAGCGAGGAGTGGGAAGCCTTTTTTGAGCGAGGTGAGATTCTGCCGGGTTGGCTCCTCGGGGAGCTTCCCCTGAACCGGAGTCGTCCCCGCGAACGGGTGACTCGTGCCCATGGTTCCCGTCACCGCCGTCCAGACCTCGCCCAGCTCGGAGTTGATCGCCGAAGCGAACAGCTCGAGCAGAAGGTCGCGCCCGGGGTCGAGCGAGACGAGCGTATCGGTGACGTCGGCGGCGGTTGTCGGGAATGTCGTCCCGCCGAAGCTCTGGTAGAGGCTCTCGGTTTGGACGGGCATTCGCTAAACCGCTTGTCTTCCGACCGGGGTTCCTTGGATCGAGTAGCGAAGGGCCTTGTCGCCGTTCACACGGGTGATGGTGTAGTCGGCGCCGTTCGGGTGCTGCGGGCCCGTGATGCGCAGGAAGCGGACTTGGCCGTCAGTGAGATCCGCGCCGCTCAGCGTGGCGAGCAGCGTCCCTATCGTGCCGTTGGAAGGAGTGATCGGGCCAACCTCGATGGTGCCGGCGGAGAGGTTGCCCAGCGCCAGCTCCTCATCCTTCAGCCAGCGCACCTTTGGAGGTTGATTGCTGGCCTCGGTGATGGCGGTTTCTGTCTCGGTACGGGTGCCGTCGCCCGTGTAGGTCCCGGAGGTGGAGGCGATGACGATGGAGACCGAATGGGGGCGGAGGCCGAGGGTTCCGGCGATGCTCCGCGCCTCAAAGAGGAGTGGCTTGAGATCGTCGGCGAGAGACAAGGCTCAAGACCGACTCTTCCAACCGGTCACGCAAACCTTTTGGACTGCGCCAGCGGACGTCGAGGCACCTGCCTTGAAGCACATCCGGACCTTGCTGCCCGGGTGACCACCGATGAAGGTGTTCGCCGCAAGCGTGGGGCTTGTGCCTTGGCCAACGACAGTGATCGACGTGCCGGAACCAGTCATCACGGTGTACCGGAACACGGTGGACCCGGCCGCCAACTGCGGGAACGCGATCCAGTCGCGCCACTCCGCGAGCTTCGAACACCAGCGCTGGACGTAGACATCCAGTGTCCCGCCGGTCGCCTGCGTGAGCGTGGCGTCCAGCATGAACCAGTCGTAGCGATCGAGGCCGATTGCTTCCTGGGTGCCCGCCGTCGTGGTGTTGCTGGATGGCGACGTTTCGCTGAGGAGCTGTTCAATGGGCGCCATCAGTAGGCCTCAAGCAACTGCGATCCGGAGCACTCGTCAGCCCAGCGCGGGAGAACCCGCACCAGCGAAGAGATGCTCATCACGATCGACTTGTAGTGAGAGATGCGGTCCTTCAGGACTTGAAAGCCTTCGAACCACTCGACGTCACCCTTGTCGACGCTCTTGAGTCCGGCGGCCGCTCCCAAGCTCGCTCCGTTCGCCGCCTGCCAAGCCGTGTCAGCCTGAGCGAGCAGAATTCGGAGCCGGGATTGGCCGCTGAGCGTCGAGATCGGGTAACCGGTGCTCGGGTGAGCCTTGGCGAACTTCGCCGAAAACGTGGAGACCGTCACCGCTCGCACGGTCACGATCTCCATGTCGTCGCCCACGTCCACCACCAGCCGAGCATTGGCGGTGATGTCGGTCATCGACAGCGGGGTGACCGTTGCCGTTGAGCCAGCGGTCACCGCCGTTGTGGCGCTCGTGTCAGTTCCACCGGTGATGTTCGGTTGGATGACCTGCTCGAACAGCTCTTTGAAGCCGTCCGGGGTGTAGGGAAACGCGCCGTAGTCGAGGTTCCCGTAGCCGAGGTGAAAGCGAAGGCTTTCCTTCTCTGCGTCGCTGATGTCGGTCATGCCGGGTCTCCCCGGTCATCACATCTGGCTGCCGCGACGCAGGTAACGGTAACTCACCGTGGCGCTCGAGCTCGTCACGGTGCCGGTTCCCTGCACGGTCACGCGGAAGTACTTCCAGCCGTGACAACGGAAGGCAATCGCTCGCGCGGTGTCCGCCGTGTACGTGTATGCGCAGTCCGTTCCGCCTTCGGTTTGAAGGAGGTAGTACGTGGTGCCGTCGATCGACACGTAAGCACGGAAGATGCCGTTCGTGAGGCTGCCCTTGGTGAAGTCCAACTGGACCGTCACCTGAGAGTCGAATGCCTCGTTGAGATCCAGACGCGTGCCGGCGACCTCACCCGTGGTGAGAATCGCTGCCGCGCGTGCCGCGAGAACCTTGTTCGGTGTGCTACTAGCCATCTGGGCTGTCCTTTCGGGTTATGGGGTTTCCGTCAGGACCGCTCAGGTCTGCCAGAAGATGCGCTGGCAACCGCGGACATCGAGAGTCTGGAAAGCGTGGAGCGCGTACCAGATGAGCTTGGCGAGCGTGCCGTAGTTCGTGTCATCCGCGAACCGCACCTCGGGACCGATCGAGCCGCTCTGCTCGTTCGAAGCGGTGCCGAACCCGACCACGCCAGGACCAAAGAGCAGCGCTTCGTTGACCGTCACGCTGGCGGCCACCGTTGAGCCGTTGACCGCGGTGTCCGTCGCGCCGCTGGTCGCGTAGGTCGCGAGCGTCGAGCACTCGAAGAAGTCGACATCCTGGACGGAGCCGATGTAGCCGTAGAGCTGGTTCCGGCCGTCCCCGTGGAGCTTCGAGAGCTCGCGGTAGTCGACGTCGCCGATCATCTGAGTGTTGAACGACGTCGGGACGAGGCACATGTAGCGCCCGTTTCCGAACTTCGCCCACTCACGATCGGAGAGCGCCTTCCGAGCGTTCATGATCTGCTGGAGCGACGCGTTCGCCGTGCCGTTCGCGACGAAGGCAGCAGCGTTCGCCACGCCATCAGGGAACGTCACGTTGGTGTTCCCGCTTGCACCGTTACGGCGGAAGCAGTCACGGATCACCGAGTCGAGCCACTTGATGTAGTCTCGAGCGAGGTAGCGCGTGGTCTTTGAGGCCAGCTGCTCCTTGTTCCGGCGATACTTCGCATCGAAGCTCTTGATCGCATAGGGCGCGATCGCGGTACCGGCGGCGTTCGAGGGGCCGTAGTACTCCTTGAGCACCACCGGGACCTCTTCCGCCTTCACCGCTTGACCGGTCGTGGAGATGACCGTCTCTTCCGCAAGCAGGCGACCTGCTTCGGTGTAGAGACCGCCTTCGTAGACGTCGCGCCAGAACTTGACGGTGTCGCCCATGTCCTTGCCGAACTCATCGACGGCCTGGACGGCGCCCGGGTAGGCGTCGACCGCGCGCGCCATTTCGTCGAGCAGCGGGGGCAGCACCTGTCCGCCACCGGCGATCGTCACGAATTGCTGAGCCGTCTGCATCCCGGCGTTCATCGCCGCGAGGCTCAGGCGGTTTCCGAGCGCCATCTTCGCGAAGAAGTATTGGGGCTCGGGAGTCGGCAGCCGCATGCCGGGGGAGGCGCTGTCGAGGAAGTTTTGCGGCAGAGAACTTCGGGTAATTGCGGTCATGGGTTGTCCTTGGCGCCCGCCATCGGGCGTGTAGTCAGTGCATCCCCGGCCTCAGGCGAATGCGCCTAAGCAGCGGGTCGCGTGCGTTCGATCTCGCGAGAGTTCGATTGGTAGAAGATGTCGGCCATGAGCGGCGACGACGCCTTCATGGATTCGAACTTTTGAAATGCCGTCTGCGCTCCGCTCGGAGGCGGCGCAGGAGGCGGACCGCCGTTGCTGAGTGGCGGCGGCTTTGGCGGCTCGGAGCTCTTTGTAAAAGCGTCGAGTGCTCCCGATTTGCGCATCAGATCGATCAGATCGAAGCGCTTCTCGGCGTCGCCCTTCGCGTGCTCATCGATCGCGGCCTGGGCAGCGGCCGGGAGCTTAGTGAACTCGGCCTCGACCTGAGCCTTGAAGCGTGCGCCGATTCGCTCTGCGCTCGCCTGGAAAGGTTCCAGTTCTTTGATGCGCAGGTTGAGCTTCTCGGTCTCGGAGAGAGCCGACTGCTCGAGCTTGGTCGCCGCGTCGATTCGCGCTTTGGCAGCGTCGAACGTCTCGGTTCCCAGGTTCTTGAGCAACGTCTTCTCGTGAGACGCGCGCTCTTCGGCAAGGCGCCGGTTGAACGCCTCATTGGTCATCGAGATTTCTGCTGGTTTCGGCGGGGCCTCGATGGGCTTGGGCGGTTCTCCGCCTGTGGGCGCGGGTGCGCCCGGGTTCTGTTCGGACATGTTCTCCTACGTCGGATGACGGCCCGACGAGCCGATTGGAGATCGGACGCGGCGCCATGAAGCGCCGCTCCGGGATCAGGCTTCGGTGAACGCGACCAGGAGCCCGAACGGGCGAGCCTGCGCGGTCATCGCGGTGGCATCTGCGTACTCGGTCGTGAAGTCACCATCCGTCACCTCGAACGTCACGTCGGACGAGCTGATGGCTACGGTCTTCATGCCGAGAATCGATGCGGGGTTGCTTTGCTTGCTCGCTGCCTGAGAAGTGCAGACGCCGACCATCGTGACGGTCTTTCCGTTGCGGCGGCTGTTCTGAATCAGCGTGGGCACGCCGCTCAGGATGGCGTTGTTGGCCTGCGCGTAAGTCTCCGTGGTGGCGATGGTGAAAAGCACCTCGGCCAGCTGCACGGATTGCGCGAAGTCCGCGCGAAGAGTTTGGACGCTGTAGACGGTGGCGTTGGAAACGGCCATGGATCAGTTGCTCCGATTGAGGGTTACTTCGAGCCCTCTGCGGGCTTGGGTTCGCCTTCGCCCTTGGGCGCGGCGGGTGGTTCTTGCTTGGGCTTCTTCAAGCCCTCTGCGGGCTTGGTATCGACGCTCTGGAGCACCGGCGCCCCATCAGCGTCCTCAATGACAGCGGGTTTCCCGTTCACTGGGTCGACACTCACGTGCAAACCGGGCTCGGCGATGCGGATGCCGGTGACGTTGCAAAAGTAGGCCATTCAGTTCGTTCCTCAGGCTGCCGGCTTTTCCTCGGCAGGTTTCTCTTCTGGCGGCTTCGGCTTGCCCGGATCCGGGTCTTCCGTTCCCGCGTTGTCGGCCGCGTCCTTCGCGCGTTGCTGCGCGTTGACCCGGTCCTCTTCGATCTCTTCGAGCGCCTCTTCCGTGTCGTCGCGACCGAAGAGCGGGAGCACGGACTTCGCGGCGTCCTTTTCGGGAACGAGGCGAGCGTCTCGAGCGGTCTGTGCGGCGGTCACCTTGGCGGTGATGTCGTCCGAGCTCGGCGAGAAGTATTCGCCCCAGTTGGGGACGAGCGTTGGCGGAAACCACACCGTGCCGTCGGTGGTCTCCACGTAAAACTTGGCGAGCAGCCCAGAGGCCTTCTCGGCACCGGGGAGCAAGAGGCCCTTGCCCTTGATCGCGATGACCCAGCGGGCCAGGAGCTCGAGGATTGGCCTCAGCGCGTTCTCCCACCAGGAGCAACGCATCTCGTCGACCAGCGCCAGGAGTGGCTCGTAGGCGAGCTCCAGGAACTTGGCCGACATCTGGCCCTGAGTGGACCGACCCGTGACCTCGTTCAGGTTCACGATCACGACACCCATCGACTCGAGGAGCCGCGAGCGGATGTCGTTGACGTGATTGGTGGCTACCTCGAACGCCTTACCGGTCGTTTCGAGCAGGCCTACCTTCGTGTCCTTGCCCCGGTACCGCCACATCTGGGCGCCACCGATTGGGCGTGCCGGGCGGAGCATCCCGACTTTGCCGTGCGGGCTCGGGCTTGAGCCCTGAGACTCGTTGCCAGGGCTGTAACCGTGGGACTGTCGACCGCTCGCCGCTGGCCCATCGTCGTCATCAACCCCAGTCTCCCAGGGCTGGGGAACGCCAAGCACATTGACCCCGCGATGGCGCTGCGAGAGCGCGAAATTTAGGGCGTCGAACTCGTCGAGGAACTCACCGTAAAGCGAGAAGCCGTCGATCCCTGTCTCGCCTTCCGAGCTCGCGTTGCGAACCCAAGCGCACGGGACGAAGCCGAGATTGTGAGGCTCCCGCTTGGACTCAGTCCACGTCGGGCGCTCGCCGGGTTTTACTTCGACTTGCTCGAAATCAACGAACGCTTGCTTGTCGACGTCCCGCCGAAACCAGAAGCGCTTGGTGACGGGCTTTCCGTCCTCGCCCTTGACGCTCTTCGTGAACTGAT